CTTTGTTGCGGCGATCCTCGCCAATGCCCAGGCCGGCAAGAAGCTCCTGTAGGGCATAGTTAATCCCCTGTGTCCCCGATCGTACCCCAGCCAGCGGCTGGGAGTTCTGGCCGAAAGACTGCGTCAACTTACTGGGCGCACCCAGCGACCTTGAAAGATTTCTTACTGGCATATGCTATTTCCATGTCCATCCATCAGGGCCGCCATGAGTAGCGCCGGCGAATTTACCCGCCGTACCTACCAGCCCAAATAGGCCCTGCTGATTTGCCGCGTTCGCGGCTTGGTTCTGCCCCGACGCTCCTAAGTTAAATAAATTCTGCTGCCCCGCCCCCGTGTATACTCCGCTCATATAATCAGGGGCCGCAATCGTCCCCTGCGGTGTGGGCACGAAACGCGGATCTTTCGGCTGCGATCCAGTCATCAAGGATGACAGCTCAGACATAGGCTGGTTACGCGCCAAGATTTCTTCCTGGATCGCCCGGTCGCGGGCATTAGTCGCGAAGGTGTAATCCTGGTTCATCTCGTTTATATCGCGCGCCCTACCGGCGTTTTCTAGTGCAAACATACGCGACATTTCGTCGCCGGCCTGCACGTCCGCCCCCAGGTAGAAATCATTACGGGCGCGGTTATGCTCCTGCATCGCCTCGTCATAGCCCTCACTACCTGCCTGAAAGCCCTGGTTAGCCAAATTCTGCCGCAGCGCGGCCTGGTCCCTGTCCAGCTGCGGCGAGAAGCGGTTTAAAATGGCTTCCTGCTGCCGCTGCCTAACTTCCGGGTTGACCTGCGGCGCAGGCCCTAACCCCGGCCCCTGTGGGCTCTGCTGGCTGTACTGCGAACCGCCCGGCTGCTGGGTCGCCGCAGGGTCGCCGAACATAGAACCGCCCCCTGCAACCGGGCTAGGGCGCATTGTGGGGTCGTAGTTCCCACCCACCTGACCACCGGTGGGCGCTGGGGGCGTCGGGGGCGCTACCCCCTTGTGCCGAACGCGCGTGCCGCTACCCCTACTGCCATTACCCCCGATATAAGGTACTGCGGGCCGCTCACCAAATCCGTCCAGGCCAAAGGGGGTGGATAGCCGGCTCTGCACTTGATCTAGCTGAGATGACGCTATATCCCCGAACTTGCGCTGGCTGTCCACCTGATTGTCGTACAGCCCTTGCTGGCCCTCCGACAGCGTGGTTACGGCCTTCATATCGGGGATACCTTCGGTCTCTGTACCGGTAGGTAGATACGACAGGCTGCCCTGAGGGCCTTCCTGCCAGGTCATATTGAGAGCGCGCTGTTTTCGGGCAGCCTCTTCGTTAAACTGCGCCTGCTGGGACGCCGTCTGTCCGGCGTTTACAACAATAGGGGCAGGGGTGTTGTTACCGCCGAAACCTAAAAAATCAAAAAATCCCATGACTGTCTCCGAATGTAGGCGGAAGCTGTATCACATATGCCCGCCGGGAATGTACAGAAAGTTCGTCGCTAACCAAGAAGACCGGACGGTACCAGTATTAATCCTGACGCGAGCACTGGCGGCCCTCCCCGACCCCCGCACACCGCGCCAACCATCATAAATCTGATTGCCAGACCCCCACAGACCCACGCCCCAGCGGGCGCTGCCCCATAACCCTGGAGTTGCCCCAGAGCGAGACACAGACGGCAAGGCTGTTATGGCTGTTAGCCTGTAGTCAACGTTCAGGCTGATGGCGGCGTTAGGCACGCCGTTAGCCTCGAATATGGGCTCAGCCTCTTTAAATACTTTTGTAGTGCCGGGAGAGCCAAAGTAAGCAAATGCCTGGGAGCAATCACATGGTATATCCTTGGCCACGCCACCAGGATTATCCGCGCCCCCGTTATCAAAACGATAAACTGTACCGTCTGCGCTACCGTAATATAAGTTGTCATCCAGCAGACCAAAACACACGGCGTCCATCCCAGTAAAACGGCACGGGGCACCACTAATTGTATTAAACACATACTGATGTGAGACAGTAGCTGATAAAGGGATGTTAAACACCAACATCTGGGCTTTAGGATATACGATTGGCTGCCAGCCATACACTGACCCGTAAGACCGAACCGCATCATTTACAGCTTTAGATATTTGCTTAGATAATGCTGCTTTCTCTGCTTGACTACGGTCTAGTGACAGGATTGCGGACAACGGAACAAAACCGTCCTGGGTCACTAATATAAGATCAGTACCGGCGCTAACGAAGCACCGCCGGCCCACCGGTTTGCCGATGCGGAAGTTTCCGACGAGGCTCCACGTAGAGGCTGAAGCCGGGTCAGTGCCTTGGTACACAGCACACTCACCCTCGCTGGATATAAACACGGCAACGTCGTCCATGCCATCACCCGCGTCACGCGTCCACGTCCCCATGGCCATGATGTAGCCGCCCAGTCGGAATACCGCGCCCAAAGGGAATTTGGTTGCAGCGCCACTGATTGCGTCGGTGCCTAGGTACCATGCGTCTACGCTGTTATCCTCCCCAACCCACAGCCGCTTCTGATGTACATTACCCCAAATAAGGTTCGTGGCAGTGGGGCCAGTTATGGCAGTGGTGGCCCAGGTAGACCCGTCGTAAAGAAGCGGTGTGTCCTGGCCGTTAAATAGCCGCACATACTGGCCGGCCGCCGTACCCATAGCTACATGCTGCCAGCGGTCATTGCTGTGTCCAGTAGACACCGCCGCGCCAACAGCGCCAGCAGATGTCACATCATAAATGTTCCCGTTGGATGCGCCAAATAATTTACCAGCAGCTGTCACTGCCACGTATTCAATCAGGCTTTCGATAGTGGCAGGTAGGCCGGTAACATGCTCTGTGCTGCCGCGCCGCGTGGTCACTTTATTAGTTTCGGGAAACCAGTTATCCATAACGACGGCGCGATCGCTGGGTGTATCTGCAATATTCTCACGCGTATCCCAGCCGCCAGTAGGGGCGGGTATTGTTTTGGATATTGCGTTACGCGCGGGCAATTAAAAATCCCCGCCGTAACTAGCGCGCGACGCTTTAGGAGCGCCGGAAAACTGTCGGCTATTTTCGCCGAATATATCACCTGCCACCATGATGGGCGTGCCGCCCTGGTCAAGGTCCGCGAGTGTATCGAACATATCTTTAAATCTGCTAAACGCGGAGTTCGATGGCTGGCCCTCTGCGTCTAACCACGCATATATAGCACCGGATATTACTAACTCTTCATCAAGCAGCGTTACGTCGGTATCGATAGTCATATAGGCTTTAGGCACGCCCCCAGTGGTCGTTGCCCACGTATTCTTGATGTACTCAAACGCCACCGTGACACCTGCATCCATAACAGGCTGTGTAAGAATTGCGCCCCCCCGGTAATAGAACTTCCTGTTCTGGGAGCTAAACTGCTGCACCTTCAGCCCGTTCCATTCTACGGAACTGACAGGCCCTGATATAAGGTTATTACTGTCCCGATCCCACATCGTCTCTGGAACGAAGCGATTAAAATCGGAAGGCATGGCCGCTGCCGAAACCATAGTCTCGACCCCCGGAGTGGATATAACCTCTTCCTCCCGCAGCACCGTCCACGGGTATTTCTGCATGAGACGGTAGCCGACGCGATTGATCAGCCGCAGGACGCTCTGCGCCGCCGGGTCTGCGTTTTCTGCGATGGTATCGGGGCGCGGCCCCTTAGTCTCATCTGCAACCGCGTCAGATATCGTCTTTAAAGTCATTTAACAGTTACCATCCCTTCACGGTAATTGTTGTCCAGGCCGGCAGGGGTATCCTGCCACCCCTCAGGCAGGACGCCATCGTTAAACACTTTGCAGTGCACGACACCGTCACCATCCTGATAACCAGTCGTAGGCCCGTCAGCAGTAGGCACGGCCTCTGCAGGCGCGACCTGTTCAATACTAGGCTTCGTGACAGGAAACGGCTCAGATGAAATAGCGCCGGCCTGCGATCTTTTTGTAGCTGGTTTCTTCGCCATAGTTAGCTACCCACAATGTAGATGAAATTATGCGGGATCAGGGGGCGGGTGTACCCGCCCCGCCCCCTTCACCGCCCGAACGCTACCGCTTATTAGGCGGCACCGCTGACCCGGACGGCACAACGTTCGTCTATGGTCTTTACACCATAAAGTACATCTAGACGCCACTTACTCACGTCATTGGTGCCGTCGTATACCGGGATAACACGTACATTTGTTCCCTTGTAAGACTGCCGGCTGACATCAACCGCACCAGGAGGAGACACCAACGGCACCGTAACCAGTGCGAAGGCGTTCTCGGTAAACATCAGGTTCTGGCCGTAACCAGTCGCTTCTGTACCTACCTGGGTGAGTGCAGCACCGTCCGCAATGGTGGCGCTGACTGTCTGGTGTGCGCCCGTAGCAATGGCCGCAGGTGACATGGTGAGGGTAATGGCCCCCAGCGTGTCTGAGATGTCGGAAACGACGGTAAACTGCTTGAGATGCGCAAGCGTAGCCTTCGTCACCGGGTTAACATCGAACACATTGGCGATGGTAAACACATCGCCGGCCTTCAAGGCTGTAGCCCCAGAACTCCAGCCATCAGTGATAAGTGTCTGCTGGTTGGTATCCTTAGAAGTCGCGTAGGTGACTTCTTGGCCGGCCCCGTTGGTCAGCGGCGTAGAGCCGGTGGTCCAGTTGGTGCCCACCGTGTGGGTTTTGTTATTTTGGCTCATCATCATCTCAACGCCGCCAACTTCACCCAGCGTACCACGGCGGTAAGCAGGGTTAGCGGATCGCTCGATAAACAAGCCCGTCAGATTGCCGACCATACCCCAGTGATCTGCCGGTGTAAGCACGGCGCACCGGCCATCAGTTGGGATAGAGCATTCGTCCATACGCTGCATACCTGCGGACAGATCTGCGAACGAATTAATAGTCTGACCAGGGGTGCCCACCCACTTAGAAACGTTCTTGTACTCGGCATGCAAATCGGCGTCGATTTGGTTAGCGAGCTGGATCATGGCAGGCTTGATTACGCGGTTAGACAGCTCTTTGATATTCAGCGTCAGTTCTTGTGACGTGAACTCAAAGTCGATGCCCTTACGCTTATCCACCGACAGGGTGAACTTACCTTCCGTGACATCTTGGGTACTCATAACGGCACCATCACGCACTGTGAAGTCTACAGGGCGCTTTACGCTGATGGTGGAGCCGACCTCATAACCATTGATCGACTTGGAGAACTCCTCCTCATATCCGCGAAAAACTTTCTTAGACATGACAAGGTTATTGTCGAGCTGCAGCACAGCCGCTTTGGCAATGATGTCAGCTGTTAATGTAGTATTAGCCATTCGTTCGTCCTCGGTAAGTGTTTACGTTACCCTACCAACTGAAGGTGCTTCCGCAGATCCCCTAATGACATTTCGTTAGGGTCTTTGGTCGCGCCGGACGTAGCCCCTGCGGCTGCAGTAGCCTTGACCGGCCTCGCCTTGGTAGGCTTGGTGGTGGACCGCTTAGCGGCCCCGGTCTGGCGGTCGAATAGCATTGCTTTGTAGGCCATCCTGGTGACGACGGGGTTTTCTGCCCATCGGGCTGCCTGCTCTGCAGACATCCCATACGTTTCTTGAACGTATGCCATCAGTGCTGGAGCTTTCTCAGTTGAGAAATTTTTAATATGCTTATTGAGGTACGCGGTGCCTTCAAAGTCGCGCCGGCTGGCCTCTTCCTGCTGCGCTGACATCACGGCTTGTTCCTGCTCCCCAACCCTAGCAAGTACTGCTTGAAACTCGGCCTGCTTGGTACCTAGTAAATCCGATATCTGTCGCGCCCGATCAGGTTCTGATTGCCACAACTGATTTAAGTTTACTAGGGATAGCTGCTCGATTTCCGACCTTAGGTGCAGACCGTATGAATAGGTCTGTAGGGCCTCGCCGTTCAAAGCACCTAGCTTTGCGACGGTGTCTTCCCGTGCACTGAGCCCTGCACTGCGCTCAGCGTTTTCTTGCTGTCCTTTGGTAAAGGCTGACCAAGTTCCTTTTGAGAAATCGTCAATCTTAGCCGCCAGCTCTGGGGGTACCGATCCTTTCGGCACTTCCAGTTTGTTGCCGCCAAACTCAAACACCTGGGTAGCGGCATCGTCTTCCCCGTCGTCATCGTCACCGGTATCCGCGTCATCGTCGGCGTCTTCGCCGTCGTTGTCACCGGTCTCGGCTTTCAAATCGGGGGTGTCAGTATCAGCTCCTGCATCAGGATTATCATCGTCCGCGTCGGCCCCCGCAGCATCATCTGCTGTGGGGCCGTCAAGGGAAATGATTTCGTCTGCATCGGTTGGTACCGCTGCGTTAACATCAGCAACTGCGTTTTCTTCTGCGCCGGTTTGCTCTGCTTCAGCCATTAATCTCTCCTAGTGTTAGTCCGCAATACACAAAAATAGGAATATAATCAAGCACCCTTACCACTGCGGAGCCA